GCCATTAAGCACAATAATTCCCTTTGAGCCTTGTCCGGATCTATTAAATACAAAGCCACCAAAGCCCTGCGGAATTTTTACCGCTACACCACTATCTATGAGTTTTGTTTCGCCAGGATAGAGTTCACACTTTTCAGTGCTGCGTAAATCTGCACCTGCATCCGTAGCATTAGCACGTTTGGGTAAGTAGGCAGCATTATCTACTCTGCATTCTACTACTTGCTTGACCATTACATCGCGATTGTGATCGTAGCTACTATTAATATTAAAAAATTGTGTATTGTATTTCATTGGATAGTTAACTCTAAGATTTCGTCAATTTGTTTGCAATTGTCCGCACCTATCGCATCACCGCAATAGGTAACAAGATCCATAAGTTGGTAATTAAGCTCTAATTGTTGTTTGTTTTGGTTGATCGCTTCAATATACTTATAACGACCATGTATAGGAATACTGTTAATAATGTCCCAAGTAGTACCATGTTCTTCAACAAGTTGCTGAGCACGTTTAGGTCCCACACCAGGAATACCAGGGACATTATCGCCAGTATCGCCCATAAGACACTTAACACTAATATACTGCTCAGGTTCAAATGTGTAGTGATCGTTCCAGTTATCCCACGTAACTTCTTTTCTAGTAACATAGCTAAATCTCCCTACGCCAGGTCTAATTAACAAATCCCAATCTTTATCACTACTCATTAGCCAGATTTGATCAACAGGTAACTTTCGTTTTTTGTTTACTATATACGCAGCAATATCATCTGCTTCTACACCTTGAAAACGTAATACTGGATAGTGTTCACTAAGTAGTTCTAGTGTAGCTGTAAAATCTTCAAAGAATAGTTCGAATTCTAGTTTTTCTTGCTCGGTTTGCAATTCGTACTTATCTTTACGATTTTGTTTGTACAGCGGATAGATTTCTTTACGATAGCTACTAGACCCTTGATCTGCTGCTATAATAACCCACTTAGCTTTATAACTCTTTTTTAGGCTTTCAACAGTGCGATAATAATCTTCTGCAAAATCTCTTGCGCCGCTATGTTTGTAGCGAAATGCAAGATTAAGCGCATCAACTATCATTAGTGTTTTTTCAGTTGTTTCAAATTCTGTAAAAGGTTTCATATCATTTTCTTGAGTGTAATCTATTATTATATCACTGTTGATAAAATTTGTCAATCTATAAATTTAACATTGCTCAAGTTAAGCCAATCTTCTAACAAGAAAATATAGAACTCATAGTCATCTGTACAATACATTAGCCAACGCTTTTCTAGCATTGCGTCATCATCAAATACCACAGTTGCCACAAATAATTTGCTACGATCGTGTTTAAATATAAGTAGTGGTAGTTTGTCTACTTGACGTGCCTGACGATGTGCTTGTTGCCACCACTCTAGCAATTGTGGTGTTTTATGTGTTAGTAGCCCACTATTTATATGGTCATCAGCATAGCCTTTTACTTCCACACAAAACCTGTTCTTTTCACCAGGTATGTATAAGTCGCCCTTTAGCTGATGTTTAGGGTCAAGGGCACCACTTCCAGGCACCCTTTCCCAATTTAAACCAGTATGCTTACGCAGCATATCACGTGCTAGTGTTTCCGTACGTGCGCCTTTTTGACGACTATCTACCACGCGTAGCCTCACTTACGTGCTTAGCCAATCTAACCCAGTCAATACTACCGTCTAGATTAGTGTACAATGTTTGACTACTTTGATCTGCTTGTTCAATTTTTTGTTGAGCTTTGTCTACTTTTTTGCGCTTGCGCTCTAGTAACTTCTCAAATCTTTTAGCTCGCACCATACTATCCTTCAATACGAGATACGTTATTACGTTTGATAACATTAATTTTCTCTAATAGTGGATGACTAAATCCGTGGCTAACTAAAAATGTATTTAAGTGCTCTTCACCCAATAATACTTCTACTAGTTTGTCTTTGCCATCCATGTCCAAGGCTTCAACAGTTTCATCTAAGATAAGCAGGTTAATTCTACTGCTGCTTAGAGTTTGCATTAATTTGCGTATGGCTAACAGTGTAGCAACATTTACACGGGCTTTTTCGCCACCGCTAAGTGCGTTAATGTCAATGTCTTTGCCATTATCGGTAATAATAACATTTAATTTATCGCTGCTATTTACCTTAAAACTAATTTGAAACCTACCATCACTTAAATCTACAAGATATTTATTAGTAATATCTTCTAGATCTTTTACTAAACACTCTATTTTATATGCTACAAGACCTGTAGTTGAAAACGTTTTAGTGAGTACTTGTAGTATACTCATACGTTCATTCATTATATTTAACTGGAAACTGTGCTCTTCTAGCTCTGCAGTCATCTCTTGCAACTGCTGCTTAATAGTTTCTACGCGGCTATTATGCTGCTGAATCTTTAGGTTGTTTTCTTCTGCTTGTTTGATACGTTGTTGAGTTTGTACTAGTGTACTAGCAAGAGTATCATATTTAGTTTGTAATTCGTCTTTTACTAGTGTTTTTTGTGGTAGTGAGTTATCTATTAATAGATGTAATTTTTCCCATTCTGCGTGTTGTTTGAGGCTTTTTTGATGTAATTTATCCTGCTCTTCTAGCTGGCTGCTGACTATTAATGCAGCTGCAGCACTAGCTCTAGCACTTTCAACTTCATCAGTTTTTTCTGTTACAAGTTGCTGTACTTTACTTTCGTCTATGTTACTAAAGCAAGTAGGGCATATACCATGCAAACTATTTAGCTTTTTAATAAACGTTTCACCATCTCGCACGGTTTTCATGTGCTCAGTTTGTTGTTGGTGTAACTTTTTAATCTCACCCTGATCTACAGCAGCAGGTGCTGGTATCATAAGATCTATACTATTAAACTGTTGTTTATAAGTATTATTTTGTATGATTTTACGATTAGTTTTATCTAAGTTGGCAATTTCTAATTCAAGTTCTGCAACTTGTTTAGGTAATTCACTGTCTAAGGTTTCTACTATGTGAAAACTTTTTACTGTTAAGTCAGTTTTTTCATATTTGTCTAACCAATTATTAATTGTAGTTATTTTTGCCTGACAACTACTTAATTCTTTGCCTAACTCTAGCGTAATCTCTTTGAATACTTCGCTTGCACGAGTATATTTGGTAAGATTTAATATTTCTATTAAAAACTTTTTTCTAGCAGTGTCAGCGCTAGTTAAAAACTCTAGGCTGCTAGCATTGCTTTGATAAACGATTTGTGCAAAACTCTTGTGATCTATACCTATAATATCTTCAATAATTTTATAGGTTTGTGTGGCTGTATGCCCACTAATATCTTGACCATTTTTTAGCAATTTTACAGTTTGCTGTGTTCCACGAGTACACTTAATAGTATACTCATTATTATCGCGCTCTAAATCTAGCTCTATACTATAAGATTTTTCTTTGATATATCTGTTAAGAATATCAGCTTTTTTAATACCCTTGCTATTTTTATTAAATAATACTTCTTCTAGTATAAGAGCTATGCTGCTTTTTCCGTGACCGTTTTTTCCTACTAGTTGCGTTAGTGGAGCTTTTACAAAGTTGATAACATTACCAGCCCCATAACTAAAACAATTACTCCAACGTAGTTCTTTGATTGTTATCATTTTTCCAAAACTTCTTTTTATTTAAAAAGCCCAATTGCTCTATTAACAGTATTGTGTTTTTTGCCTGTTCATAGTAGTCAAACCAACGCTCTTGATCGCCGCAATCACGTTCAGCCATTATTCTAGCTACGTAAATCATGTTAGGGTGATATTCAGTCATTTTCTATCTTATCCAGTTGATTTTGCACCTCAACTGCAGCACGCTCTACAGTCTCTTCAGGCAGGCCAAGTATATAGCGCAAGTACTCACGCACTTCTTCAATTAAGCTCATTTCATTATCAAGCATTAATTGCACATCACTGGTACGCTTGATTACTTTGCGGTCAATTAGCTCACTATCTTCTAGCTCACCCAACTCTTGCAGGTCACCCTCAACTTGATAGATTGTATGGTGATACGGTGTTGGCGGTTTAGGGTCACTGGCACTAACAGTTTTGCGTATAAGCTGCGGTAATTCTAGCCTAATCCAACTATGTTCAAGTGTATCTGTATCCAGTAAAATTACACCTGTGTCAACAGGATGGCGGTGAAAACTGGTAGTGACAGGGCTGCCAGGATAAAGAATATTGTGTTGACAATTTTCATAGCTATGTAGGTCTCCGGCTAATACTACATTCCAAGGTTTAAAAATATCTAAATTTACTTCAGGTGTTACATGTGGTGGTATTGCACCTCGAACGTGAGTGCAAAGTACTTGGCCACCTTCAGGCCAAGGATTATTTTGTTCAAAGTCTTTTAGTTTGTTATAGGGTACAAATTCAATACCACAGTCACTATAGTAGTCATCTACTACTATAACTTTACGATTCATTAAATTAGTAGCTCGTGCTAGATTTGTTAAAAACGTTGTGGACTTTTTAACAGCTTCATGATTACCACTATAAATAATTGTATTTATATTACAGTGGCTAATCATATCAAAATAAATCTCTAGTTCATCCATACTAGGTAATTTGTCAAATACATCACCACCTATTACAAATAAATCTGCTTTACTTTGTTGCTCAGCTAATTGTTGCCATAACAATTTATATCTATTTCTAGCCCACTCTACAGGTACATTCTTTTGCCCTAATTTTATATGAATATCGGCTGTAAATAATACTTGCATTGTTTTTCCAAAAAGAATAGCCCAGTAACCTAAATTACTGGGCCCTATTATTAACCTAACTCTTTGATGGCTTCAGCTTGACTTTCATCCAAATCATCATCTTCAGCACTAGCTGTGGTGATTTTTTCTAAGAGAGCTTTTACTTCATCTGCTGTAGGTCTTGGAAACTTGTCGTCAATGTTTTGTGCACTATCTGCAGCTGCTCGTTCTACCTCTGTAAGGGCACGAGGCTTGCAACGTAATACTTGTAGTGTGTATTCGACATTAAATGCAAGTGGGCCAGTTTTTTGACGTTTAAATACTACATCCCAGCCTGTATCGTAGTCGGTAGGGTCACCTAAATCTTCTGCTGCTGTAAGAATTTGCTCAAACAATTTCTTCTTTAGATTAAGTGCTTTGACCTTACCATCTTTAGGATCGATACAGTTAATAGAGTAGCTCCAGCTGCATTTTAGATCAGGATAATAATCGGGTACATGATCCTTTTCTAGATTGTCGAACTTTTCTTTTTCACGGCTAAAGGCCAAGCACTCAATAGGAATATCTTTATTGTTAGTGCCTTTAGTCCAGTAAATATAACGTGGCAAAACTCCGCCAACTAATCTAACAGTATTTTCACCGTCTTTGTATTCGTAAGTTTCTACTTTGTTTGTAGCTGCTTTACCTTTAGTTTGTTTAAAGCTAAGTGCCATTTATTCCTCGTATTTGAAATATAATTTGTTGTTTGTAATTGTTAATAGCGGATTGTATTTTATTGCGTCGATTTTTAGGTCTGGATAATAACTTAAGTCTAAATATGTGTAACCTAAATCTCTGTATTGCTGATAGCTTCTACGTGCCGCTAGTTGTATATACTGCGATTTAAATAGTATATCTGTGTTACGATCAAAGAAAAGCTGACCAGGACTAGTTAAGTAACTACTTCCGCCGCTAAACCCAAGATTAAATCCCTTATAGTAATCTTCTAGTAATTCAACTAATTTTATTGCGTCGCCTTTAGCGGCGTGCTCTAATTTACTAAGATTGAAGCGGAAACTTTTTCTTTGATTCATCATATATTATAACACAATGTAGTGTCCCAGGCAAGTTAAAATTTCTATACCGATACTATTTCCCAGCCCTTTTTCATGTACAGTCCTAGTCTGTCATTATTTTGCTTTTTATCTGCCCAGCCGCTAAATTGAATATCTACTACTATTGGATTTAATTTACCTGGATGTGGTCTCATAATTCGGCCAACGATTTGTTCTAGTAGACTGTCATTACTCATTGGTACTGCTAGAATGACACAACTGAGTATGTTAATTGAGATTCCTTCGCTGAAGATTTGGCGGCTACCAGCAATGCACATTTTTTGTTTTGTGAGGATTTGCTCTTTTGCATATTGGCGTTCTTCAAAGCTGGTGTCGCCAGTAACCAACAAACACGTTTCTCCAACATATTCTTTTACTTTCTCCAAGAATTCTACGCGATCAGCTACTACTAGTACACTATGTCCATGCTCAATGTGATAACTGGCCAATGCACTAATATATTTTCTGTAATATTCGCTTTGTGTTAGCTCATTAATTTTTTCTACCCAAGGCACATTGTGTTTTAGTGTAATATTACTTTTTACTAGATGTACTACTGGATTTATAGTGTTAGCTTGTTCCGGCTTAAATATTGTAGTACCAAAATAGTCTTGGAATATTACATGTTTACCGTCTTTGCGAGTCATTGTGCCACTTAATGCTAGCCTATACCTAGCATGAAAGCTGTCTATGGTTTGACTAAATGTACTAGCGGGGCAATGATGTGCTTCGTCTAAAATAATTGTGCCAAATTCTTTGTTAATCTTTTCTAGATTTTTTACTATACTTTGTACATTGCCAACGACAATAAAGTGATCTTCTACGTCAAATGTGCCACTGCCTATTAAGCCTGGTGTTAGTCCAAATAATGCTTCAATTTCTTCACGCCACTGATCACGTAATGCTGTAGTATGCGTTACTACAAGTGTTTTTTGACCCCATTTGCGTGCAATGTGTAGTGCAGTAAAAGTTTTACCCCAGCCTACTAAGGCATTAATAAAGCAGGTATCTGTAACTTGATCGTATATTTCTTGTTGATCTGGTCGTAAACTATACTTGGCTGTAGGAAAGGGTACCGGATTAGTTACTCGTTTATCTACTATAGTATAACCTTCAGGTATTAGGTCTGTGCGACCTTGCGGTACACTTAGTATGCCACCAGTAAAACTTTTATAGTTTTTAATAGTTTCTACACTAACAAACTTCTTAGATCCAGTATTCTTTTGAATTTTATAGGTTAGTGAGTTCATTATAAATTTACTAGCAGCACTACCTGGATTATCCATGTAGATTCTATTACTAATAATAGCTTTCACACTAGTCTCCAGGTTGTTTTAATTGGTTCACTGTAATATCCGTATAATAAATTGCTACCGCTATAAGTTAGTATACCTGCATAAGGCTCGGTATCTTTTGGTACTTGTAGACTTTTAAAGCGTTCAGCTAGACCAACAATTTCTAACACACATCCTATGCCCTGCGCGGGTAAAACTTGTTTGATCCTGTATGTAGCCAGCTTGGCGCGCGTAGATTTTTTGTGCTGAAATAGTTGTCCACTGCTATCAATAAACCAAGTTGTTGATTTTGCCAGCTTTATAACATCTTGTAAGAAATATATTGCTGTACCAATAGGAAACAGTTCTTTACCTATCTGTAATCTGCGTAAGCCAAGAGTTGGTTTATCAATATTTTTATCATCTACTACTCGGTATCTATGTGTAAATGTAACTGTGTCGGCGTCTATATACTGTTTACTGTAAAATGTTAAGCCGCCTAACTGCTGCGGCTCTCGTTCACCTAGTCTAAATACGGGCCAAACTAAGTCCTTCAGTCCTGTAGGTTTCCTCAAAATGTCCAAAGCTATAGTCATCTCCAATGTCTTGATCTACACCAATAGGAAAGCCACTAATATTGCAGCCCCAGTCATATTGAGTATTTTTTCGTAAAATGTCACAGTATTTTTCTACATGCTCGGTCTTAACAAGTGCCACGATTGAGTCATGGACAAGCATGAAGATTCTTGCGTCAAGTCCGCGCTCGATAATTTCTCTAGCAGTTCCAATAGCTCCGAGTAGGTTAACGTCACTTGCCAGCGATTGGATTTCTGAATTAATTCCACTTCGTACTTCGTGGGCTGCGATTCCTTTGTCACTGCTGAATACG